AACTCCACTTCTGCTCCGCGACGGGGCAGAGGTGTCATGGTATCCTCACCTTCTGAGGATTTGAGTTGTGGTTCCACACGGGGCCTCAAACATACGCCTAAGGGTCGAGTGTTTGAGATTCTGGATGGGATCGTCCGGACCTGTCTTTCTGCTGAAGAGGCTTACCGAGAGTGGTTGAAACAATACCAAGCTTGGAAGAAGGCTCAGAGTCAACAGAAAGATCAAAGTACGGGTCAAGGTGCAGTTGCCATCAGCATTGCGGACAATAAGATGGCATACCGACCAGAACCAAGACATCTTGCATTGGGTGCGAGATTGAGGCAGCTAATCACTGAGTGTGGTTGTGCGCACCTCCTCTCTACCGACGCAGAGGGTCATCTTGGTTTCACATGCGGTTCTCTCTATGGTTTGAGAGAGTCGGCTGTATTGAATCGAGCGGTTTTAGAACTACTCTTTGATCACTCGCCGAAGTTCACCACATGTTCCTACCCAAGTCTCTTGTCGCTGTTTCTCACAGCAAAGGACTGGGATCCTGCCACTTTTATCAAGCACGCAAAATTTCTTACTGCGTGGCCCATGGCTAAGTATCTCGACAATGACCTACCACCAACCCCAAGTACATGGAAGTGCAAGAGTCCCTCTGGACCGAGTCTTTCCGATGTATTTACGGGTGCTCTACTGAGGATGCTACAGAATCGACTTCGTGTCAAACACATATCGAATCTTCGTCTTTGGTGGGGTTTTCTCCAAGGGGTAAAACGCGGTTGTCTGCCTGCAGAAGATAGCTTCATCATTCAGTCACTCAAGGATCATTCCGAAGCACTAGCGAAGACGCCAGGCCTCTCTGGAGTTGATAATGAGTTTACTCAAATGATGTCCCAAAAGCTACAGTGTCTGTGGGATAGAGCTGCAAACAATGGTCTACCACCCGCTCTACGGAAGAGGAATCGAGGCTTACGTCCCATTATCTCGAAGGCGAACAACATGGTTGTTCCACCGAAGACTGGGGCATGCTTCGAGGCTTCTGTCGCAGAAGGCGGAGCTCATGGTCATTTGTATGAGAACTTACATGCTCCTCTTCAGACTTCAAACCGCACCAACATGCAACTCAGTGAGGGACTCATCGCAAACAACTTCGGATCAATTGACCTGAAGGAATACGCTGATGGAGTCAACAAAGAGATTGTGTGGATGTGGCAAAAGAAGGACTTTGAGGAGGGACGTGATCTCTTATCAATGTGGTACACTCCTAAGACAGGTGTGAGGGAAGAGAGAGGGAATTTGTGTCCCTATTCCTTCACAGAGCTCACAGAGTTCGCAAAACCTGCAAAACTCAACCAGTTCCCTGATAGAACACCTCTTGATGAGCAGTGTGCAACAGGCTTAGAGTTCGATGACTATGACCACACAAGAGTGCAGATCATAGCACTGACCGAGCCACTAAAAGTGCGCACCATCTCCAAGGGAAATGCTCTCAAGTACTGGTTAGCTCGACCTGTACAAAAGATAATGCGAGAGACTCTGGCACGAATGCCTCAGTTTGTGTTAACGGGTACTCCTCTCTGCATTGACCACATTGAATGGCTATGGAATCAGACTGACAGCGTGATCCACCGGGTGTCACCACACCTCTCAGCTTCAGGACAACATATTGATCTTGATTTTAGCTGGGTTGTCTCTGGTGATTACAAGGGGGCTACCGATGGGCTGGATATCAATGCTACCAAGGCTGCTTTTGAGCAAGTCCTCTCTATGCTTGACATCTCATCTGGATTCGCACACCATCACGTTAACCATGGTCTGACGTGTGACAGGTATAAGGACATCTTGCGGGATGTTCTCTACGAGCAGCGACTGTGCTATTCGACGGGGAAGAAGAGGTGGATGACCGATCAAACTAATGGTCAACTCATGGGGAGTAATCTGTCATTCCCTATCCTGTGTGCTATCAACCTTGTGGGTTATTGGATGGCACTCGAGGAGTATCTGGGCGTCAGATTGGAGCCTCATGATCTGCCTGTTCTCATTAACGGTGACGATATTCTCTTTCGCACTACAAAGCCTGATCCCAGCAATCCCAAATCCTTTTATGAGATCTGGAAGCGGGTAATCAGCCAACTCGGATTCGAGTTGAGTGTTGGAAAGAATTACGTTCACGACTCCATCTTCACAGTCAACAGTGAGTGTTGGGTTGTTCAATCCAA